ATATAATATATGATAACAAAATTTAAGGTTTTTTCTGGATTATTTTCAGTAGATATTAATAATAAAAAAATGATATTTAAATTATCATATGATATTGATAAAAAACCATTTGAAATAAATTTAATTAATAATGATGAATTATATGATAATTTGAGTATTATTATTCCTGACTCAAAAGAATTAGATAATAATGAATTTTTCTTAAATACTGAAATAGATAATAATATTATTAATGAACTTATAAAACAAGGATTTATAATAAAGACAGAAAAAAAATCAATTGCTGGTGACAAACAAACGAATTCATATAAATTGAATATTTAATTAAAAAAATTCAGTCCAAATATCTGTTCTTGTAGGTAATACTTTTTTATCAATATATATTATTAAATCTTTCAAATATTCAAATTCATATATATCTTTCACACTAGGGAAATCTTCATAGAATTTATCATCAATTACTATCCTATAATTATCATTTTTATTAAACCAATACATTAATTCATAATTTTTATCATTTATCATCATTGATAAAATAGTTGCAACACCATCATCAATTCTACCAATAAAATCAACTAAACTAATACTAATTTGTATAGTTTTTCCTGTTATAGTATTTATATCATTAATTTCATCTATCATTTGGAATAATATTTTTTAATATATATAATAAAATATTGTTCCAAAATGAAAACAAATGAAAATGTAACAGATTTCGTAATAAGATATAAAGGACATCCAAAATATAATTCTACAAAAATTATAGAAAATGATGCCGTTGAAGTTATAGTACAAAAATTAGAAATGTTATTATTCACAAACAAAAAGGATATTATTGGAACGGCTAGTTATGATTTTGGTGCAGATTTAGAATATCTATTATGGGAAACAAAATTACCAAATAATATATTAGAAAAAAGAATAAAAGAACAAATAAATAAATATATACCAGAATTAGTATCAATTGGTTATGATTTCATATTGTCTATATATGAAGGTGATTTCAGAGATATAATGTCATTAGATTTTACTATATATGGTTATAATATAACATTTGTTTTAGATTAAATATGGCACAAAAAAGAACAAAAGAAAAAACTGTTGAAAATAGTTTAGTTATGACAACTAAACGTATTGAAGAAATTCGCCAACGTGAAAACATGGGCGAAAAGATAAAACGCGATGAAAAATTGTGGTTTAGTGGTATAAAGGATATACGAAAGTCAAATATATCATTTGCTATGACAAATGAAGAAATGCAAGAATATCTTAAATGTAAATTATCTGTACAATATTTTGCTGAAAAATATTGTAAAATAAAAAGAGAAGATGGATCAATAGGTTCAATTAAACTTCGTGATTATCAGAAAAAAATAATGGATCTTTATGTGAATAATAGATTCGCTATTTTAATGGCAAGTAGGCAAACTGGAAAATGTAATTTGTTTAGTACTATTGTTTTAATGGAAAATAGTGAAGGTGTTCTTGAAGAAATATCATTGGGTGAATTATATTTCAATTATTTAATATCTTTTAGAAAATTGACATTTTTAGAAAAAATAAAATATTTTTTATATAAATTATATATAAAATTAGATTAAAATAATTATATATAGTTATGATAGTTGCGAACAAAGTGTAATAACTATCATATAAATGTTATGATAAAAGAAGATAAAATAGAAATATGTGTTGTTGCAAGGTCAATCAATAAATATAAATCATTAGGTTATGTGTGTAATATTGGAGATATTATTTTTGTAGATATAAAAGATATACCACAACAATCACATTCAAGAATTACTGCAATTTGTGATTGTTGCAAAACAGAAAAAGTAATATCATTATATGCATATTGGAAAAATTATAATAAGCAAAATAAATATACTTGTAATAAATGTAAACAATCAAAAATAGAAAATACTAATTTACAAAGATATGGTACAAAAAGACCTATACAAAATAAAGAAGTTAGAAAAAAATTAGAAAATACTAATTTAGAACGATATGGTACAAACATTGCAACTAAAAATGTTAATGTTAAAAATAAAATAATAAATACAAATTTAGAAAGATATGGTGTAACATCAACTGCAAAGTTAGATATAATAAAAAAGAAACAAAAAGAAACAAATTTCAATAAGTATAAAAATAAATACAATAACATAAATATAACAATAGTAGATGATGAAAATAATTATAGTATTAGTTGCGATAAAGGACACAATTATATTATAAATTCAATAAATATATATAACCGAATAAAATACAATACTGAATTGTGTGTAATTTGTAATCCAATAGGTAATAAATATTCTGGGATGGAAAATGAACTATTTAATTTTATTCAAGAAAATTATGATGGTAATATAATAAGAAATAGTAGAATAGAAAACAAAGAATTAGATATTTATTTACCTGAAATAAATTTAGCATTTGAATTTAACGGTTTATATTGGCATTCAGAAATATATAAAGATAAAAATTATCATAAAGATAAAACAGAATTGTGTAATAAAAATAATATTAGATTATATCATATCTGGGAAGATGATTGGTTATATAAAAAAGATATTGTTAAATCTATGATATTAAATAAGTTAGGTAAGTCAAAAAATAAAATATTTGCTAGGAAGTGTGTGATAAAAGTTATTGATGATAATAAAAAGATAAAAGATTTCTTGGATAATAATCATATTCAGGGTTTTGTAGGTTCTTCGGTAAAAATAGGTTTATATTATAAAAATGAATTGGTATCATTGATGACATTCAAAAAAAATAAAAATAATTATGAATTGAATAGATTTTGTAATTTGTTGGAACATAGTGTTGTTGGTTCATTTTCAAAATTATTGGTTCATTTTCAAAAAATGTATGAATATGATTATATAACATCACTTGCTGATTTATCTTATTCATATGGTGATATATATGAAAAATATTTCGTCTTGGATGATATATTGAAGCCAGATTATAAATATATAGTAGATGGTATTAGAAAACACAAATTTAATTTTAGATATAAAAATGAGAAAAATGTGATGTTAGATAAAAAGATATATAAGATATATAATTGTGGCTTAAAAAAATATACATTAAAATGTTCAAATATGTAATAAAAATAATAATTTTGATTTTAATTCAATTTATTGAATTTATTGAATTTAGAAATATTGATAAAAATGAATCAGATCCATTAAAAAAAATAATTGATATGATTCCAGTTGATAATTTATTTGTCAAAACAGATTATGGTATAGTACCAGTAGAAGAAATAACAAGAACTATACCTTTACCTATGTTTTATTTAAAACTCGAAAATGGTTATCATTTAGAGTGTGCAGATACACATATAGTCTATACAAAAGGGCATATTGAAAAATTTGTTTATGAATTAACAACAGATGATTATATTATAACAGATGTTGGTGACATAAAAGTAAAATCTATTAAAAAATCGAAAGTAAAATCATCTATGTATGATTTGACGATAAATGGTCCAATTCCATCATATTATACAAATAATATATTATCACACAATACAGTATCTGCATCAATTGTTATGTTACATTTTTGTTTATTTAATAACGATAAAGGTATAATGATAGTTGCAAATAAATCAAATACTGTAAAAGAAATTGTTAGAAAGATAAAAGATATTTATAAACCATTACCATTTTGGATGAAAAAAGGTGTTCTAAACTGGAATGAAACAGCATTATCATTTGATAATGGTTGTCGTATTCAATCTGAAGGTAGAACAAAAGAACCATCAATTGGTTTTACAGTAGACTTTTTATATCTTGATGAGTTTGCAAAAGTACCAAATAATATTATAGAACCATATTATGGAGCCGTAGTACCAACAGTATCATCTATAAAAAATTCAAAAATAATTATAACATCTACTCCAGATGGTTTCAATATGTTTCATAAATTACTAACTGATGCTGAACGTGATGATGATGATCCATTAAAAAATCCATATACACCAATGAGAGTATATTGGCATGAAGTTGCTGGTAGAAAAAATACCAGAGTATTTCCATTAGCATATAAAATGAAAGAATATGGAATAACAGAAGAAATGCTACATGAAGAATTTTTGAAATTAAAATATAATACATGGAAAGAAGACCACAATGGTAAGAATTACATAATGATTGAAAATATAGATGATGTTGATGAAACATATATATCATTTATTAGAAATATTAGAGTAAATAAAATACCATTACAAGAAATTTGTATAATTACAAATTGGAAAGAAGAAGAAACAAAACTTATTGGTGGTGAAACAATGTTTGCACAAGAATATGATTGTCAATTTGTTACAGGTGATAAATTATTATTTGATGCTGAACAATTAAACAAATTCAAGAATAGTACAACAGAATTTGTTTATGAAGAATTCGATATATTAAATGATAGAATACAATTACCATATAATAAATTGAAATGGATAAAAGGAAGACCTGATTTATTTAATAAAGAAGAATTAAAAAAATATTACATTTGTGCATCTATTGACTTATGTGAAGGGCTTGGTGGTGACTATACTGTATTGAATATTTTTAGATTAATGCCAAAGCCAATAGATATTATTGAAAAAACCCATGATAAATTAAAAAATGTATATGAATATTTCAATATAGAACAGATAGGTATATTTCGTGCAAATAATTGGTCTCTTGAAGAATTCGCAGAATTATTTTATTGTATAATGTTTGAATTGTTTGATTCAGAAAAATGTAAAGTTGTGTTAGAATATAATAAATATGGTGGTGAATTTTTATCATATTTGCCTTATGTTTTTGAAGAAAATAATAATTATTCTAATGGTATATTTTTAAGATATAAACATAGAAAAGATGATCCTGCATCAAAAATTGGATTGAAAGTTACTGTTGGTGAAAATGAATCATCAAAAAAAATATTGGTTAAATCATTTCAAGATTCTGTTAAAAAATCTTTGATGAAATTACATAATGATGTCAATATAAATGAATTGAGTATGTTTATCAAAAAAGAAACAGCATCAGGTAATTTTACATATAAAGCCGAATCAGGTCATGATGATTGTTTGTTGCCTGATACTTTTATAAAAACAATATATGGTTATAAAAAAATAAAAGACATAGAACTTGGTGATATGTGTTTGACTCATCTTGGTAATTATAAAAAAGTAACTAATATTTGTATTAGAAATTTTGATGGTGATATGTATAAAGTCAAATTCAAAGGACAATCACAATTAGATTTAACATATAATCATCCAATATATACACAAACATATAGTAGTAATAAAAAAATATTTGATAAAAAAGATTGGGTATTACCTGGCGATATAGAAAATAAAAGACATAAAAGTATATCTATTATAGATAAATATGATAATAATAAAAATAATGTTATAAAATATACAGATTTATTCGAAAAGAATTTATATTGTGCAGAATCTAATATAAAATTGAAAGATATAAAATTGGACAAAAAATTTGCTAAATTTTTAGGATTATTTTTAGCGGATGGTAATTGTTATAAACCAAATGATACTACATATAGAATTAGTATCTCATTCAATAAAAACCAAACAGATTTAATAAATGAGATGAAAGAATATTTTATTGGACTTGAATTAAATATAAATGAAAGTTATCAAAATATAAATGGATATACATTAACTACATACAATAAAACATTATTTGAATTATTAATAAAATGTTATGATCAAGAAACAAAAGAAAAAATATTACCTGATTTTGCTAATAATTTAGGAAAAGATTTAAAATATGTTTTAGAATATTGGTTAAAAGGTGATGGTTGGTTTTGTAAAGGTAGAGGTAATAGAAAAGATTGTAATATTGGTTGTTCTACTAGTTTACAATTAGCTTTAAGTATGAGAGATATTTCTATATCTTTAAATAAACATACTCTTATATCAAAACATAAAAGAAAAAGATATGATGTTATTTGTAAAGACCAATACTGGGTATCTATATATGACGAAAAACCTAAAAACACATCATTACATAAGATATCTAATTTAGAAATATCATCTAATTTAGATAACATAGAAAAATACCATTATTCTGGTATAACATATAATTTAGAAGTAGAAGATGATAATAGTTATATAGCAAATGGCATTGTTGTACATAATTGTGTTATGACTTTAGTAAATCTATCATCAATATTTAATCATACACATTATAAATCTCTGGTGGAAACATTATTACAAGAATTAGTAGGTGATATAAAAACATCTATCAATAAATATGCATTTGATGATACTAAAAATAAAAGTGATGTTGGATTAGCACCATTTGGTAGCAATTATAAAAGAATTTATAATACAAATACACAAAAAGTATATAATGATACATCTAGAACATTTTCTAATAATTCATACACAAATAGAAGAATAAAATAATAAACTTTTGCCACACATTTTTATATAAAATAGAAATGAAATAAAAATTAATTATGGCAAAATCTGATAATATCATATATAAAATATCAATAAATTCGTTATCAAATCTTTTGAATAAAATAAAAGATCTAACAAAATTAGATACTAGAGTATTATTTGTGTTTGATAATACAGATTTGTTATTATATTCAATGGTTGGTAATAGTAATAGTGTACATGGTTTCAAAAATCATATTATGAAAATGAAAGATTTGTTTACTACAAAATCACAATTAGAAGAACCAATAAAATTTTCAATAACAGATGCAAAAAAATTCATAGTTTCTGTTTCAGCATTTGTCAAATATATGAAAAATCAAAATATAGATGATGATTTAACTTTCAAATTGACATATAATGATGAAAATTTTGTAGAAAAACTACTTATACAAAATAAAAAATCAAAAGAAGATATAGTTGGTGGTGATCCAAGTGCATTCAAACAATCAATAGATATTGATACAATAAATGAATTAATGGATATTGATGCATCTGAATTTTCATTTGTATTGAAGAAAGATGATTATGATTATATTAAATCAAAATTAGCTATTGATAAAACAAATGATGTTTTATATCTTAATATAAAAGACAAGAAACTTATAATTGGTGAAAATAGATGGGAACATACTATATGTGACATAGAATCTGATGATAATACTACATCTTTTCCTAAAAAATATTTCAAATGTATAGATTTTGGTTCAAGTAATGAAATGACAATATATTTATTTGATAGATTTATATTGATAATGGGTGAAAATACTAATTTGATGATATCTGTAGAATTAACTGCTTAATATTTCAAATTAATTTATAAATGTTTTTGATAAGATGTTTCCATTTGATATAATAGAAATAATATATGTTCCATGTTTCAAATTATTTTCAATATCAATACTATTCATGCTTGAAAATAATCTATTAAAAAAAATTCTACCATTTATATCTGTTATTATAACTCGATATTCATCATTTTTATCCATC